TAGTCGTAGAGTTTAAAGAAAAACACGTTCCTGCATTTCACAGAGTGTATGTGGAAGCAGAAAAGAAATTTGAATATGTGGACTTACATGTTGCTCAAAAATCTGAGGATTTATGGGCACAAGTAGTTCAAAAAGCTTTGGCTGAGGCCAAATCATGGTCAGATAGGTACGAAACTTACAGGGAGCTAGAGCCTATCCGACAATCAATCGCTGACAATGAAAGGAAGTTATATCATGTTAAAGCAAAGCAAAAACGCAAAGAAAGACCAACCGTCAGATCGAATAACCGTTGAAATTCCGCCCATTAGGACGGCTAAATTAAGAATTACTATCGAAGGATTAAGCCCCTTGATGGTTCAAAAGTTTAGCGAAAAAGCTAAGCGCCAGATTGAAGAAAAACAACAGAAGACGGCTAAGGCGGCTAAGCAAGCCAGAGATCCAGAAGCAGAGTTTCGTAACTCCCTTTACACGTTCTCTGGTAAAAAAATACGTTACGGCATACCCGTGAGTGGGATTAAAAACTGCGCTGTTTCCGCTTGCCGATTCATTGACGGTATTCCTATGACTAGAGCCAGAGGCGCTTTTCATATTACAGAACACGGCGACGGATTAATTGAGATTAAAGGTTCAGAGCCCGTTATGGACTCACGCCCCGTTAGAATTGGTAAAGGTCTAACCAAAGTGGCCGACATCCGTTATCGCGGGCGTTTTGATAAATGGAATGCTACTTTTGACGTTATGTACAACACCGGTATTTTAAGCTCAGAGCAAATTATTAATTTATTTGAGAACGCCGGATTTGCCGTTGGACTCTGTGAGTACCGACCAGAGAAAAATGGAAATTACGGCATGTTTGAAGTCAAAAAACATTAGATAAATCTTGGCGGTAGAGGCGCGACGTGTAGTGGCGTGGACTGGTTTGCAAGGGAATGGCTGGATGGGCACACATAGGAGCGGCGGGGTGTGGACATGATCGGAATTGATCAGAACGGAAAGGAAAGGCGGCCTCGGAATGGAGCAGAAGGGCGTCGTTAGTAAAGGACTGGAAAATTAAAAGGCACGGCTGGATTGGATAGTAGTGGACCGGAACGGAAGTGTGAGGTTGGGAAGGGATCGGCGGGATAGGAATGGAGCGTATTGGCACGGACGGGAGAGTCTCGGAGTGGCTGGAGTAGAATGGCGGGGTCAGGACTGGACAGGATCTGACAGGTGCGGCGGGGAATGTAGCGGCGGTAGAGGCCTGGACTGACATGGAAGCGTTATGAAGGGAACGGATCGGAAATACGAGGACTGGAGAGGCGGGCAAGGTATGGCTACAATGATTGTATTCGTTTCATTTTTAATTTTAGGCCTAGGAGTTTACGCAATTAAGCATGGTTAGTCTTTGTGTGTCTTTATTTCTAATGCCTGCACTTGCCCAAGTTGAGGTAAAGCGTGGCTATTGCTACGATACAGCCAGATCAACAGCGGAGATAATCAACGATGAGAATTCGGAACTCTATTTTATTAAGCCTCGTTATCGTCGGACTTTTGCTAACGGTGCATACTGGCATGTTGTCGTGCAATCAGGAGGCGTTATTTATGATCTTGAACGGCCTGAGCATTATAGGCCTGAGCATGATTATTTTGAAGCTGCGTTCGGCGAGCCAGTACTACTCAGACGGATCTCAGCGAGAGAGATAAAGGAGCACGATACTCTATGGATAGCGACATTGTTCGACGAAGGACCATGGGAAACGCGCTAATAGTTTTTGCTATCTTTGACGCAATTATTCTTTTGTTGATTAGTTGAATGACGCAGGCGTCTCTATTAATCTCATGAGTAAAGGGGATTTTACTCATGTTGACTCAAGAGCAAAAAGACGACTTGGTTTCTGGCTTAGTTCCACAAATTGTTAAAGACGAACTCTTCGCTAAAGTGGAGGCTCTACTAGCTGCTGCTGGTGGAGGCACATTTTCGCAAGCTGACATTGATGCAGCGGTTGCAGCGGCAATTCCGCCTGCTCAAGCGCAAGCTGTTGAAGCTTACAAAGCTGCTTTGGTCCCTCAGATCGACGCTGCAATCGACGCTGAGAAAGCTGCTATTCACGTTCTTGTGGGTATCTAAATAATTTATCGTCCTTCGTGTGACGCGCGGTCAATGAGGCCGAAAGCCTTTTCCTACGGTTGGCAATCCAACAAGGACGATAAACTAGTTTCATTTACAATCTTTGGTACAATTCAAGAGACCTGCGTTCTTCCATGAGGTCACCTGCCTGGAGAGGCTCTTGAGCCAAGGACGGACCGAGAGCCCTCCTTCTTTTCTTGATCACTTAAATAATCCGTGAAAATCTCAACTTCTCACAGACGTTCTTATGACGTCTCCTTAATAGCGATGGATCGCCGGGGTTGAGTTTCTAAACATTACTTGACCCCGGTGTGTTGTCAAAATTCTGACTGTCACAATTTTTTGACGCTATTTCGAGAAGCCTCACACTTTAGGTAAGTGAAGAAAGTCCTGGCGATCCCAGATTTGCACTTTCCGTGGCACTCAGTCGATGGCCTAAGCGCCGTCTACGCTCTAATCGACAAAGAAAAACCCGATGTCATAGTTCAGCTTGGGGATCTATATGATCAGTTTTCTTTTTCGAAGTTTTCCCGCAGTCACGATCTTCTAACCCCCTCAGAAGAAATATCAGAAGGTCGCGAGTGCGCGATGAATCTGTGGACAAATATTCGCAAAAATTGCAAGCGAACAACACGGTTGATACAGCTGCTGGGTAACCATGATGATCGTGTAGCCAAGAGAATTGCCGAGAAAGTTCCTGAAATTGCATGTCTACTTCAATCTTCTCAAAATTCACTTTTTAAATTTCCTTCCGTCGAGACGATTTTGGACTCGCGACACGAGTTGATGATCGACGGCGTGATTTACACGCACGGGTTTTTGGCTTCTGGGAAGCACGTTTCTTATTTTCAGCGGTCAGTAGTGCATGGGCACACGCATCGAGGTGGGCTTTATACTCTTGAGCAAGCAGGGCGTACACTTTTTGAGTTAGATTGCGGTTTTTTGGCTGATCGTTATGCCGTTCCACTTCGATATACGCCGACAACAACGACACGATGGAATCTAGGTCTTGGTCTAATCGACTCTTTGGGGCCACGATTTATTCCTCTCAATAATTTATGAAAAAAGCCAAGAAAAGATCGATGTTTATAGGGAAAAAAGTAAAACTTGGTTGTGCATCGTTTGAAGATCCTTTGGATTGCACGATCATCGATGCGTTCGAAGATGACCGAGAATATGTGTTTCAAGTGCGTCTAGAGAGCGCGAAAACTATCTATATTTTTAGCTCTGATATTTCCTGGGTAGAAATCCAACCCGAGGGCTCACAACTTAAGGTTGTGCAGTAGCGCAGCGCATCCATCAATATTCGTTGACATTTTGACGCTTAATCCTATTCTTTAGGGAATGCGAAGTTTCGCGAAGCGAAAACGTATTGAGGATCCGAAGATGATTGAGCGCGTAAGGACTTACCCTTGCACTGCTTGTGGTCGTATCGGCCCAAGTGATTGCCACCACATTACAACGGTGAAAAATTTTGGGGGCGACACTCCAGAAAATACGATGCCGCTTTGTCGAGTGCACCATGTGGCGTGGCATCAAATGGGCATGGGTCACATGGTTAGAACATTCCCCAGAGTTAGACAGTGGCTAGAGTTCGCAGGTCGCACAGATATTTTAGAGCGCGTCGAGAGGGCTGAGAAATGTATCCAGACTTTTACACTATCAGTGTCGGCGTAGTTGGATTGATTTGTCTATTTACTTTGATGTTTGAGATCGGGGAATAGTGTGGAGTTAACGCCAGAGTTAGCTTTTATTCTGGGATTCATGACAGCGGGGACATTGTTTTTGTGGTCATACTTATAAAAAAATGCGTGATTTGCTTTAGCTCAAATTGCAAGTGTCGCGCACGATGAAAGCGTCATTGAGTTTTGATTTGCCCGATGAGTCTGAGGATTATTCAATCACCTCGAAGGCATTAGAAACTCATGCGGCTCTTAAAGAGTTCGAAAAGTTTTTAAAAGAGAAGTATCGTCAAAAGGATTTCTCAATTAAATCAGTTGACGATGTCAGCGAAATCTACGAGCGGTTTTACCAAGTCTTTTTAGATCTTTTATAAGGCGCGGCGACGGGATTCAAACCCGTATCTCTCAAAGGCTCCCTCCAGAGTAACCTCTAAGCGACATTTCAATAGTCCACACCGCATTAACCTTTTTAGTTTAACATTGGTCGTTTCGGGTTATATTTTTAAGGCCTATGAAAATATTTGCCGTTTCAGGTCTAGTCCCGATGCCTGTTGGTTCCACCACGGCGTCAGGCGTCACATTTATCGTCACGGGGATTAATCAAAATCAATACATCGGCGTGTCTTTAGCTCAAGCTAACTCTGTCATTCTTCCTTCAGCTGCTCAGATGACGGGTTATTGCGTGACGATTAAAGACCAGGGTGGAAATTTTTCTTCTTTCGCTTGCACTGTGGGAACCACGGCATCACAAGTTATCGACAATAATTCGCTTTATAAACTCACTCAAAAATATCAATCAGGCACGTTCTATTCAGACGGCACAAAATACTGGGTGGTCTAAGTGAGCTTCAACGGTGCTAGCACTTTCTGCATAGACGTCTACGGGCAGGGACAAGACGGCCCACTCACCGTTGCGGAATTTACGCTCACGACACTTTCCAAGGACATGTACTACAGTACGCTCATCGTTAACGGCACATTGAATACGGCGAACTATGTAATCCATTGTCTAGCTTTAGGTGGCTCAGGAGTGATTACTAATGCAGGAGGTGATGCTTCCGGCGCTGCCGCTGGGACAAACCCTGTTACTGGCACTTTGCCTTTTGCTCCTAACGGCCAAGACGGAGTGGTGAGCTAGTCATGGCACACATCGGGGGATTCGGTGGAGCAGGCGGAGCGGGGGCAGGTGGACCGGCATCTTTGCCTGGGGACTCGATTGAACCTGGGAGCACTGGTTACCCTGGGATCATGAATGCGTTTCCTAGATTTCTCATGTCTACGAAATTCAATTCAAATACTGCGCTCTCAATAGGAATTGGGTCAACGCCCGGTGTAGGCGACGGGGTTAGTGAGAAGGGCGGGGGCTCGGGAGCATGTGGTGGGGCTGTCATCATCATGGCTAAAGAATGCGATGGTGTTTTAACTATCAATGCAGCCGGAGGAAATGGTGCCGATGGCACGGCTGTCGACTGTGGCGGCGGCGGTGGCGGGGGCGGCGGAATTGTGGTGATCTGCACGACGACACCTCAAAAACTTTCTAACTATGGAATCGTAGTAGACGGTGGACAAGGTGGAGCCTCAGGTGGTGGTGCCGGTGAAGACGGAAATAAGGGATTAGCTGGGGATATTTACTTAATAGAAAATTAATATGTTTCAATACACGGGCACAATATCAGCTTTTGGAATTCCTAGAACAACCGGATGGACTCAGATTGAGAATGGAGTCACGACAATTCTCACGGCTGATGCGTACTATGACAATTTACAAGTTAAGGGTTCACTCCTCACAAACGGTTTTCGTCTTTTCGTCGCCAACACACTTGATATTCGTGGAGTGATTAGTGCTAGATGCCCAAATGCAACTGGAGCATCTGGAACTATCGGTTACACGGTTGGAACATGTGGACTGCCCGGTATCGGTGGATTTGGAAATACAGGCATAGGTGCTAACGGTGGTGCTAGTGGTTTTTACGCTAACGTTGGTGGTGGTGGAAAAGGTGGCAGCGGTGTCCCTAATAGTGGTGGAACAGCTGGATCAGCTAGCGCGATTGCTGCCTCACAAGGTGGAGTCAATGTCATCACATCCTCGGTACTCAATTCTTTGTGCACAACTGGTGGACAATTAAATTTTGTGACTGGTGGGACCGGAGGCGGGGGCGGCGGTGGTGATGGAGTTAATCGCGGCGGGGCCGGAGGCGGGGGCGGTGGCGTTTGTATTATTTTTGCGCGACAGATTATTGGAAACGCTGGGCTAGTTAATGCAAACGGAGGAGCCGGATTCGCAGGGCAAGCCGGAAATGTGGGCGGAGGAGCTGGCGGGGGTGGAGGCCTAATCATTACTGTCAGTGAAAATAATCCAACAACCGCTGGGGTTTCGTTTGTGTGTGCAGGTGGAGCGGGTTCAGCTGGATTTGGTCTTGGTTCAGCGGGCACTGCGGGATCGGCTGGAAGAATTTTAAATTTAATCAACACATTCGGGAACTCAGTCTTATGAGTTTTTGTATTAAATCTCAGGGTAAAACAATTTTCGGCTCTGGTGCAACGGGTGTGACTTTAGTTGTGGCGGGAACGACAAGTCTCTCAGCTGATACTTACTACCAATCAATCACAGTAAACGCGGGTGGTATTTTACAGACGCAAGGCTATAGAGTGTTTGCGGCGTCTTTCATAATTTGTAACGGCACAATTCGATTTAACGGAAACAATGGAGCAGCAGCAGGCACGGCAGGCACAGCTGTGGCTGGTGGTTCGTTAGGAGCTAACTCAGCAGGTGGAGCTGGAACGATTGCTGCGGGTAAAGCATCGGCAGCGATTACGAATGCCGTAGGTGGGCGCGGAGGAAATGGCGGTCTTGGTGCGGCAGGGGCTGGTGGTGTTGCGGGCACCGTGACAAATATTCCAGTCTTGAACGGATCAACACTAGTCTTGGCAGCACTTCCTTATGCAATGACTTTCAATCCTAAAAAACTAGTAGGTACTTTGATTACTGCTGGCAATGGTGGCGCGGGTGGTGGTGGGAATGGAGCCGGAAACCTTGGCGGCGGCGGTGGGGCCTCAGGTGGAAAAATGCTTCTTGTAACTCCCCAACTAACCGGGTCGGGTTCTATACAGGCGAATGGTGGTAATGGAGGAACTCCGACGGGTACTAACTCGGGCGGTGGAGGGTCAGGCTCAGGTGGATGTATCGTGCTCGTGACTGCCAACAATGTCGTGGCAGCGGGAGTTTCGCTCTCGGTAAGACCTGGGACACCCGGAGGCTTTACTGGCACAGGTGTGGGAGGCTCTAGCGGGGCGACAGGCGTAATTTATCAACTCAACATGAGTCTAGGGGGTTATCTATGACAAAACACAGCCTGAGGCGAATTAGCGCTAACACGATCGTTCACGTCTGGTATCAAGAAGACCCGCCAGGCGAAGAATACTTGAGTGCTTTTCGTCCTATCGATGACACTGACTGGGAATTGGTTACCGAAACGGTCCCCTATGAAGAGCATTTGCAATGGGTCTGGCAACAACGGGCAATGTGTTATCCGAACTTAGTAGAGCTAGCTGACGCACTTGTTCATTTCCACCAAGGCGACAAGACTGTGATGGAAGCTTACTTAGCTAAGTGTGAAGAAGTTAAGATTCAATTCCCTAAACCAACTCCAGAGGGTGGAGAAATTGTTCCTCCCCCATTCAGTTGGAATGGAATGATTAACATGCTGAGAGCTTGGCTTGGCTTGTGAGTAAAATTTGGCCCATGCCCGCACTTTTGCGAATCGCTAAAATGCGTTGGAAGCGTGGGCGACTCTTCGCGTCTCAAAAAGATTCAGAAGCGCCTCCCGTTCCTCCCCCACCGTCTGGGAGTTTACCCTTCGGTGACGGCCCGATCTCAGGGAAAGAAAACACGTATCAAGTCTTTTTCTTTTTAGACGGCACGTACAGTGGCTACGAGGGCGCGTTGATGATGGACTCACAAACGGTCATCACGGCGGGTGTAGTGGCAGACGCTATTTCTAGTACTCCTGGCACCTGGACGGCCCGAATGGGCGGTGTCCTCGTTTCGGGAGCAGATGCGGATCAAACTATTTTAGTAACTGGCCCTTTTATTTTTGATCCTAGCTACGCGGGGTTTGGAGCATACGACACTGACTTAGCTACTGTTTTTTGTGGCGCTCCGTTCACTACAAATAGCTTTGTTGCGCCTATAGAGTATTCTCAAAACGTGTCAGAGCCCTACAGTGAATATTTTTATCCTGTAGGCCAAACTGTAGCAACTTCAGGAATGATCGAATGGTTTTTCGGAACACCCACCACGTCTGATCTCGTGGGCTCATATGTGAACGTGATTTCTAATTCGGACGCGGGCTCAATTTTATCGGAGTCCATGCCCGCAGCTTCAATCAGTACAGATAACTTTGGCATATATTACGCGGGATTTGGCGCACCACTGATTGCGGCCGGATACGGTACTTATTTTCTTATCGGCCATCTAGTGAGACAAGACACAGGACCAGTAGGGGTGTTAGTTTTTAATCGTTACTCAGAAAAAACCGGAACTATTATTTCAATCTCGGGAATCAACCCGATTATTTATCCATAGGAGAACACATGGCTTACGAGAGTATTGAGTTTGGAGTTACATTGTCATCAGGAGCAGCTCTAGGTTTCGGAAACGACACCACGGGCTTCATGATCATCCGTCTCACACACCCAGGTTTACCTGAACCGTTAGATATCCCCGTAACACTTCCAGAATCACAAAAACTAATCAGGCTAGCCAACGGAGTGCTTCAAGCGATCAACCTCATGAAGCAGGTCTGATGTTTAAGTACGAGTTGAAGCACAAAGGGAAACTCGTTCGCACTTGGTATCAGCAGGACGCACCGACGAGTGAGCAAATTCATATTTACAAACCTCGCAACGAGGAGGGTTGGACCTATCGTCGATCATTTTGCCCGAAACACGAAGCTGTAATCGGCAAGTGGCAAGAATTTAGAGAGTTAGGTCAACAAGACTTCGTGAATCACGTCTACCCAGAGGTCAATGAACGCTACAAGTCCTTCACGATAGAAAAAAAACTAGAGTACCTCGTGAGACACACGATCTGGAGAACGCTAAGAAAACTCAAGTATTGGGCTGTAAGGCATGTAGCCCTAAAGTTCAAGTGACACCTGAAGGTCAACTCAAGCTCGCTATCTGTCAATATCTTGAAAGCCGAGGCTATTGCTTCTGGGTGAACTCGGCACCTTGGGTCAGAGGTCGCAAGGCAACCTCGCCATACGCCTCTATTGGGGTCGCAGACGTGATCGGACTAACCAAAGAGGGAAAGCTATTCGCCATCGAGGTAAAAGCCAAGGGCGGCAAGGTAGCGCCCCACCAGGCTAGGTTTCTAGAGAGGGTCCAAGTCAGCAAGGGGATCGCTATTGTCGCCTACACGTTGGAGAATGTGTCGAGCGTACTTTAACCCCCCTCGCGGAGCTTTTTCTTAATTTGGTCTAGGTATTCGGTCGGGATTGCTGACCCTAAATTTGAAAAATTTTCCGAAATCTCGTTATTATATCTCGTTATATATATATCGTTAGCGTCTACTGGATAGACTGGTACCCGTCTACTGGATAGACTGGTAGCGTCTACTGGATAGACTGGTCCCTGATCCTGATTCAGTCTACTGGATAGACTGGTCGTCGAAAGTTCGTATTTGAACCCCCGACCAAATTTGTCTCTTTTAAGGTAGCCGGTTTCGATTAATTTCTTGATGGAGTTAACGATAGTCTGACGACATAGCCCGCTGATTTCGTGGAGTTTAGAAATGCTAGGGAACGCTTTCGGTAGAAAATGAGCAATGCTCACATAAACCATTTTTTCATTAGCCGTAAGATTTGGATCGCTGATTAAAGCTTTAGAAATTTGCGCAAAAGGCTCTTTCAAAACATACCCCCATATGTCTTGACGAGCCTACGCCTTTAGGCGAGACTGCACCCGTCTAGATGTTTTAACTAGTTGCCAAACTAAGATTTAGTCCTCGGTTAGTCGAAAGTCTAGCCGAGGATTTTTTATTTAGACTAAAGCCTTTTCGTTTAACTTCAGAATTCAACAACTTAGAGCTAGACGACTTAAAACCAGATCGCTATTTAAGAGTTATGAACAACTGGTATGCGCAAGGTATTCTCACTCGAGACCCTAAAATAGGCATTCACAATAAAGAACCCTGGGCGTCTTGTCAGATCATGGTTGAATCCGACGAGGGCGATAAAACCTATAAAGCCTATGTGGATTTCTGGGCGCACGGTTCGGCCGTAGCGGTTTTAGAGACCTGTCGAAAAGACGATATGATTTTGATCGAACAAGCTCGCATTTATAAAAGCCAAGACAAGAAAACTAAAGAGTGGGTCTTAAATGTGGATGTGACTAAGTGTCAGTTTTTAGAGGTCGAGCAACCACAAGCGCCTCAAACTATTAAACAAAACGTCGAGCGCGTTAAAGCAGCTCTCGCCGGTGTAGCTCCGGCCGTTAAAGCGCAAAATCAACGTCAATTCTTACAAGAGGAAGACATTCCATTTTGAGGTCAACATGATCGAACCCTACACCGGAGCTAAAATGAAAACAGTCGTGACACTCTACGCAATATGCGAGGGTCAAGATCCTACGGAAATAGTAAAACTAACGGACGGTGAGAGCACCGCTCCGTTGATTAACCATGATTTAAAAAAAGTCAGTTTTTTGCTTGAATGCCTTCGAGATAGACACCCAACTTATACAATTCAACGCTTCGTTCATGACGGTGAGCAAAAGGTATTGTTGGCGTGAAGCTGAGTGAGCTTTTACTTAAACTAAAAATGCGCTTCGGTCTTGCTTCAGACTTTAATTTGTATGAAGGGAGGAATAGCTCAGTTGTAATTCCATACGAGGAAGTCAAAATTTTAATTTCCTCACTGGAAAAGATGCGAGCGGCACTGGAATATTACTCTAAAGGCCCCGATATGAATGTGAGTGACGACGTAATCTATATTCAAACACCAACTAGGGCCCGTGAAGTTTTGAAGGAGTTGGAATGAATTATACACCCAGACAAATTAAGCTCATGCGCGCTACGCTAAGGTTTTACGCGTCTAAAAAGGCTACTTATTATGGAGTTTACGGTTGTGGTTGTTGCGGGTCTAGTGATGACAATGGAAATAGAGCAAGAGAAGCTTTGAAAGAGCTGGGAATAATTTATAAAAACAGACCGGCATATAATAGCCCTACCATTCCTAAAGGTACGGCGCATCTAGCTCGTAAATTGTACTATCGAGAAACGCGCGAGAAATACGGATCGGAAGAATGACTGATCAAGAAGTAGAACAAATTAAGCAATGGGCCATTGAGTGTGTATCAGACAAGCGCAAAGCTAAGATTGAAAAGCGCCTTGTAGAGCAAGACGAGATTATTGATTTTGAGTGGAAGATGGAAGAACTGTGCTCGCGAGACGAAGACCCACACCGAAGATCTTACTGAGGGTTGTAACCTTGTTTATCGGATTGATTTAAAACGCGGCTCAAAATTTTACCTAACTTATTAATTTCTTCAATATCCGCGAGTTCTTTTAAAATCCCACCAGTGCTAGGAGCTTCGTCTCGAGCTAGCTCCAAATTGAATTTGAGCTCCTCAATGAGTGTGTTTAAAACTCTAAACACGCCGTCAATATGTCTTGGGAACCATTTAAAATCGGTCATGATGATGCCAGTGCGTTGTCCAAACTTGTCGATCTCCTCTCGTGTAAAAGAGGGAGATAAAGTGGCTGCTAAGGCATCCGATAGATAGGTTGATGATTCTGCCGTGCGCATAAACACACGTTGAATCGCTTGAGTCAAAAGTAGGCGCTCCTCTTGATTCAAAATAATAGTCAAATGGTCTGTGGGTTGAACAATTGTTAACTTCATTTGAGGTTCAAATACTCTAATTCGTTTTCTAACCATTGCAATGTTTCGATTTGCGCTTCAAGGGCAGCTTTTACGATTTTGATTTCGTTGCTCGGGTACTCGTCTTGAAATGTGCAGCTAGCCAAACGCGCGGCCTGTAAACGCTCACGAACTATTTTTTCAACTTTGGTTAAATTCGATGACTTAGATTTTGTTTTTTTCATACTTCTTCCTTTTGAACCTAGGAGAGAGCGGTGGTTATTGACCGCACTCTCCAAGGCACGATTAGGAGGCAGCCCGCCCTGTGTAAACGGGCCGTCCCCAACTCGGTTAACTATTACAACACGCTAAAAGATCGAGAATAGCTGTAAAGTGTTTTGGTTTATGTTTATCCATGAACATGCGATTGACGTTGTACTCAAACGTCTCTGTGTCGCACTCTTCGTTAGCGTCGATGAAATCTATACATATTTTAAGTTCGTCGTGAGTTAGCTCATTAAGTAGTTTTTGGTGACGAGGATGGGCGTAGAACGAGGCAAATTTTTGAGCGCGGGTCATATTAACTCCTAATCGTGATTAAAGAATAACGCGATTAGTCGGGTAAGTCTAGCTAAATCCGAAGTTAAACGAAATCACTAGACTTTATGGGCCTCCAGTACTTTAATAGCGACTTGGGGCTGGTTTCGTATGATCAATAAAGAGACGGGTTGTTATCACGCTGTTATCTCTCATTTAAGACCCCATAACGTCCCTCTAATGACTGATCTCTGCGGCGAAATGACTTGGCTCGTGGGTAAGGGCGAGGCCGACAGCTACCGTCAAAACGGGGCTAAAGAGGTTATTGAGTCAGGCGGCCTATGTGAGAGCCGCAATCACGCCTTAGAGATGGCCTTTAAACAGGGCGCGCCGTGTGTTCAAATATCCGACGATTTAAAAAAAATAGAGCTGGGCCTGGCTGGAGTTGAAGGGGCTAAGCGGAAACAGCTAATACCCGTAACTCAAGCGATCTCTTTGTTACTTAAAAGGACACAGGAGATAGGTTTTAAGTGCGCCGGTGTCGCGCCTACCCCCAACTTATTCTACTTCAATCCTGACCGACTTATATCGATCAATAGTTTCATCGTTGGGGATCTGATCTTGGTGCTACCTAGCTCGCCGAGATTCGACGAGAACTTAAAACTAAAAGAAGATTACGATTTTACCCTAGCGCACATACAACTTTACGGCGGCGTGGTTAGGGCGAATGACTTGTTGGCGACTTTTCTCCACAGAACTAACAAGGGTGGGGCCGTGGCCGTTAGGTCAGCAGAGTTAGAGCAACAAAGTATCGCATACTTAAAAAATAAATGGCCCGGTAAACTTCGCGACAACCCCAGACGACCAAACGAAATACTTTTAGTGAAGGCTAAACAATGAAAATACATTGCTCGGAGATTAAACTAGTTCCGTTAAAAGACCTTAAAGTCAACCCTCGAAACACTAACGAGCACACACCCGAACAAATTGAACGTATCGCCGAGTTGATGAAATATAACGGCGTTAGGCAAGTTATTAAAGTGTCTAACCGATCTGGCTTTATATCGGCGGGCGAAGGTCGATATCTAGCCGCTAAGCTTTTGAAATTAAAAGTTTACCCGGTTAGTTTTCAGGACTACGACTCCGAAGAGCACGAAATAGCAGACATGAATGCCGACAACGCGGTGGCGAAATGGTCGGAAATTAATAAATCTAAAGTGAACGACATTCTTGCCGACATGGGGCCAGACTTTAATCTTAAGATGTTAGGCTTTTACGAGGACTTTCAAATTGACCTTCCGAACGTAGAGATCGACGGCAACTTGAATTCTGACACTATTCACACTCCGACTACAGAGTCACCGACCGGAGCTCATAAAGGTATATTCACGATGTATGTCGTCTTCAACAAAGAGGACTTCGACACTATCGTCGCCCCTGGCCTCGCCAAATACATGAAAGAGAAATCCCTCGTCGCTCAATCAGACGCCATCATAGGACTAATTCATGATTACGAAACTCGCTCCAGCGATTGATTTCAACCCAAAAAAAATTAAGGACCTTGAGGCTGCCGAGGCGCATTACGACCAAGTCTTAACAGGTTACCCCGAGTTAAGAGACGCCGAAACTGACGAGCTTATAGCCGTCGTGAAACCTTTCGCTTATCCACCACTGAGATCTCGAATTCTCGAAGCTAAGCTAAGTTACCAAGGCGCTCGAAAGAGAAAAGGTCTGCTAATTAGAAACCAAAGTGAAATTTTCGGGTGGACTAACCCATCTTTCTTTAAACAATTTAACAAGGTCATGGCTCCCTCTACCATCATGCGTAAACACCCGCACTTAGCCGATCAACTCCGACAGTCCGCACGCATAGCAAATAATTTTTACGCCGCTGAGGCACCGGTCAGTTACCAAAATCACTTTAACTGCATGACCGACTTTAGTCGCAACGAGTTAGGTCTAGCGCCGGGGTGTGTGTTTAACCAAGGCGTCATAAACCGTGACAACGTCTTACCTATGCATACCGATAGAAATAACTTTCCTGGGGCGTGGTCCGTTATGGTGACTTTAAAAAAAGACATAGCAGGCGGCCTATTAGTTTTTCCAAGGTTTAGAGCCGCATTAGATTTACCTGACTCCTCTATGATTCTATTCAACGGGCAAGCCGAATGGCACGGAGTCACCGCCATCAAACGCCTTAAACCTATAAGTTACCGAATTACCGTGGTATTCTATTCAAACGAAAACATTTGCTCGATCCCGTCATGGGATTTCGTGCGTCAACAAGCTGAGCAGAAACTATCTCGGGAGATTAATAAGAAAAATGGCTAGAGGCGAAGGTGGGGGTAGACCCAAAGCAGACATAGACGAGGAGGAAGTCTACAAGCTTGCCATAATTGACTGTACAACCAGTGAAATTGCTGCGTTTTTCGAAGTAGATCCATCCACAATACAGAGACGTTTTGCGGCAACTATTGCGAAAGGGCGGGAGTTAGGTAAATCTTCATTGCGCCGCAAGATGTATCAAACCGCTATGGGCGGCAACGTCACAATGATGATTTGGCTCTCTAAAAACAGGCTCGGAATGAAGGAACCTAAACACGAGCAAGAGATCGTTATGAAAGAAGTTGAAAAGGATATCGCCGAGCTAGCAATTGAGCTTAAAGAGGCGGCGCTTCGCAAATGAAAATCTATAAAGTGAAATTCAAATCAGGCATTGAAGCTCTAGTTAGGTCTAACGATCTATCGGAAGCAGCCGACGTTCACGGTGAAATTGAGCTTGTAGAAAGCACGCACTTAGCTATCTTTGAGGGGCGTATGACTAGGTACTACAACATCATGCCCGCTCAGGCTTTTGAAGCTGAGCCGATCAAGACGTTACCGGATCACTCTGAGAAATGACCTGGGCAGAGATATCTCAAGCCGAGTTTGTTGCGTACATCAAACTAGCTGGAATCAATCCTGATAACCCGATTACAGTTCTATCTAAGCGTGAAGTGAGTCATCATTACGGCAATAACAACCTTAAAATGGTTCAGGGGTTAGATGGTCGAGTCAAATACTACCGACACTCAAACTACATCGTCCGACGACGTACACCGCCTAATTCTAGCGGCCCCGGAGAGCCAACGTAAAGCCCTCGCCGACGAGACTAGACGACAACTGTATAAAGAGAATTTATTCGCGTTCGCTAAGTACTTTCTTGGCTACAAGGAGATTGTCTCGCACGCTCATATACCCGTTATTGAGGCTCTAGAGGCACCGACCAAGCGTAAGCTTATCGTCATGCCTCGAGGCACGTTTAAGAGCACGATAGGTGTGGTCTGTTACTCGCTCTGGCTATTAATTCGTAACCCTAACGAGCGGATCCTAATTGACTCGGAGCTCTATACGAACTCAAGAAACTTCCTGCGCGAAATTAAACTAATTATTGCAGGAGACAACTGGACGAAATTGTGGGGCGACTGGGTGGGTGGTATATGGACCGAGAGTGAAATCGTTATTAAGCCTAGATCGAAGAACTATAAAGAAGCTTCAATAACGTGCTCGGGCATAGGCGCGACAAAGGTTGGACAGCACTTTTCGGTGATCATCGGCGACGACTACAACTCGAACAACAACTCTCAAACCGTCGAGGGTAGACAGAAAATCATTGACCACTACCGCCTTAATCAGTCTATTCTTGAGCCTGACGGCAAATACATCATCATAGGGACTCGATACGCCACGGACGACATAATTGGGTTCATCTTAGAAAATGAAATCAGGGTGGGGATAGATGCTAGTTCTGAAAAAACGATATGAAGCTGACACGAAAAAGCTTCAAGATAGAATCACGCTTTTAGAAACTGAAATCGCAGCAATGATCTCCGAAACAAAAAAAACAGTCGAAGAAAACATAGAGAAGCAAAAGCTAATTTCGATGTTACTTGATCAAACTTTCGGAAAACTCTCAGACGTCATCGACAATCAACTCTCAGAAAAGGCCTATTTAATGGGCATGACTGTAGCTGGAGCGCTAGCGGGATCTGGCAGTGCTGGTCTTGCACAACCCGCACACATTGCAG